TACCTGGGGGTGGTGCGGGATCCCTGTCCCGCTTGAAACCATTATGGGTCAGATGGGGACCGTTTCCAGTCCCCGTGTGCAGGTTGTCAGACCGTCACACCCAGGTGCTCCTGGGCGATCCGCACCGCTTCGTCAAAGGTCGCCACCTCAGCGATCCTAGAGGTGATGCCAGGGCGACCGCCAGGGATGGCATCCTGCTGGCGAACCCAGACAGCGAACACATCGAACGCTTCGCCTGCCACGTAGGTATCCCCACGCTCGGGGTCGCTGGCGATCAACTCAGGGGCACCACGCTTGGCGGAGTGCTCGATTGTCACGCCGGAGAATCCGACAGCGTAGGTATCGAAATTGCGTGCCCGACGCAGCAGGGTGGTGCCATCGCGGCGACCGTCGCTGAGGTCGATACGCTGGGCGAACAGGGTGGTCATGATGTCTCAGGGATTGTGCGGGAACCCCCGTCCCGCTTGATGCCATCCTACAGGCTGGGCGGGGACCGTTGCCGATCCCCGTGTGCAGGTTAACCGATTGTCACACCTTGGCGTAACCGCTGAACTGTTTCGCCTTGCGACGTTCCCGGATCGCCTTGCCCCACTCGCTGCCCTTAGGTTGCGTCCCATGCACCAGCAGGGCGAAGGGGCGATCACCGAAGCAGTGGGAATCATCGTGATCGACTTCCAAACCTGCGGCAATCGCCTCGGTTTCATACATAAACACCTTGGCGTAACGCTTAAACTTACCAGCGTCGATAAGGTGATCCCACTTGCCACCATAGGAAGCGGTCATGTAGAAGTTGGCAGGCAACTTAAAGTCTACAAACAACTGCAGCGATTTGCTGTAGCAGTAGAACTTAAGATCAGGATTGCGGTGTGCAACTTCAATCCAGGCGTCAAGATAGGCACCAGAGAAGAAGTCTCCGCTCTCATGAATCCGCACCAGTTGGGTATTCTTTGTGCGGTTAGTTTGAATGCCTTCGTTGATAAGATCTGCAGCAGATCCATCACGCAATGCTGCAACAATCTGATCAAGATTGCTCTTGCGACTGTTGAAAACCGCATCGTACTGCACTTCACTGCTAGCAGCGAAACACCGGAATTCGGTGTGCTCGCCGTCAGCGATTTTGCGACCTTCTGGGGTCTCAACCGCAAACGATTTGCAGAACAGAGCACCAGGGCAGGTCTTGCCTGCGGGCAGGTTGAAGATCAGGGTTTGCTTGCCGAGTTTGGCGTTGCCCTTGGAGAAGTTGAGCATTGGTCCCTTGCGGTTGACTCGATCAGTGTAGAGCATGGGGTGGGGGCATTGCTGCCCCCCGTGTGCCAGTTTCAGAATCGGACTGCCCAGTTGGGGTCCGTCAGGCAGTTGACCCAGGCGCACCAGGTGCCGTTGCTGCTCACGCAGAACAGGTCGTTGCCCTGGCGCTGCTCAACCACCACCACGGGGTCGCCCCCCATCTGGTTTGCCAGGCGGTTCTTCGCCTTGCTGCTGATCGGGGTCAGTGTCACTTCCATCGCCTTGGTTGCGGTTGAACCTATCTTAGAGCATGGGGAGGGGGCATTGCTGCCCCCGGTGTGCCACCTAGGCAGGTGGTTGCCAGGTCCAGGTGGCAGGTTGCTCACAGGTCACCCCGGTCTGACCCCACAGGGCATCCACGGTCACTTCCAGCAGTGCTGCCAGGTCCTCGTCGGTGAGGTGGGAGATCACGGTGAACTCCTCGGGGGGCAGGAACTCCTCGATCTGGGCGGTGGTGGAGAAGTGATCCATTGTGCTGTTGCGTGTTGACTCGATCAGTATAGGGCATGGGGGGCGGATGCCCCCCGCATTGTGTCAGTTGCTCAACACAATGTAACGAAAGCACCGTGCTTCCTCGATCTGCTCGGGGGTGGCATCCGCCCAGGCAGTCCAGACGGGCATCTGCTCGGGGGTGAGCACGTCGGTGCAGTCAAGGGCATCGGCGGGGATACCCTCGGGGGATTCAGCACCCCACACAGCCCAGAGGGCACGACCCGACACGTCCAGTTGGAACTCGGGGTCGATAGCAGCGATCCAGGCGGTCTCGGTTGCCAGTTCCTGGAGGTTGAGCATTGGTCCCTTGCGGTTGACTCGATCAGTGTAGAGCATGGGGTGGGGGCATTGCTGCCCCCGGTGTGCCACCTTGGCAACTGGTTCAGATCTTGCCCTCCTTCACCAGACGATCATAAAAGGCAGATGCCAGAGCACCACAGTGGGGACATGCTTTCGCGTATTTAATCTCACTGCGGAGAGAATACACCAGGGGCACATTCCGAGAATACTTAACCCGATAAGTTGCGGAGATAAGTTTCAGCAACTGACGCTTTTCGAGATTGCCTTTGATACCTTTCCACTGATAAACAGGGGAGAAGTGCAGATAATTGTGATCCTCAGTCCGGCACTTTTGCAACACTTTGACAATGTGCCGAGAGGTATCCTCACCGAAGAAAGGAATCATCTCATTGAGCATAAAGACATCAAACTCTTCTGCTTCAGTGAGAGTTTTAATCTTGCTGTTGATAGCATCCATCGCAGTTTGGATGGTTTGCATCGACTGTTGCAGGTTGATGACTTCGGTTTGAAGAGCAGCAATCTGAGACATGGTTGGTTTGGGAGGTGTGGTGGGTTGTTTGCCTCCGATGCACATAAGATCTCATGGATTCGGGAGCAGTGCAACCAGTTGTGGACGGTTCAAAAATTGGCACATATCTCTTCGAGATCTAAGCAAAAAAAAAGAAGGGTGATTAACCCTTCCGAATCAATGTTGCAACTGATGTGAGACAATCGCTGATAAAATACCTAATCGGTCTGATTGGTCCCCATAAAAGATAGACCAAAATGCAAGCGACAATGAAGTTAAACATCAGAACTCAATGCTCCAATCTTTATCATTTTGGAGTTGAACCCAAAAATGATTTCTACCGTTTGCAGAGGTTACAAAAACCTCATGCCCTTTGTCCTGTTCGATGAACACAAGTTCATCGGAATCCATCAGGTTGGCAAATCTATTCTTTGCCTTTTTGGACTTCGGAGTGACAAATGCCTGTTCCATTTTAGTAATGGGTTGGATGTCCCACCCAGTTTACGTCTTCAAAGGGATCGTTGCAATCATCTTGTTGCATTTCTTCATCAATGGCAATGCTGTCGAGAATGTCAAGAATCTCTTCACCATTAGAACCTTGACGAAGCATACCGAGATAGGTTTGGCGGTTCATGATTGAAATTGAATGAACGTGTGTATTCTCGTCGAGATTTTGTGAGATGTCAAGTGCCTTGTGACACTTCTTCAGGTGTCACATTCTCAACGAGTTCTTGCCAATACTCCTCATCATAAACTGCGGTGATGAGATCCTCCATTTCATGTTCGGAAGATTGTTGAAAAGAATCCACCAACATGTCATAGAGCATTTGTTCCATGGATTTAATATCCATTTCATCTACAACACGATTGCAATATTGTGCAATCACATCATCGAGTTGTTGAGTTGTGAGAGTCATCAGAAATCAGCAAGAACGTGGCGATAGTTGAGAGAATTGATGCACCATCCAGTAGCAGCAGTGATCTCTTCTACAAGATCGTCTTCATCATCTGCCTCCCAGATCTGACCGATGGTGAGATCAATGAACTCCTTCTGCATCTTAGCAGGCAATTCACCTTCTGAGTCAGTGAAATCAAAATCAATTTCAGTAACCTGGAAAAGCATGAGAACCTCGACGACTCAAGTAATATACACGCACATCTCGTCGACGCACATCTCGTCGAGATCCTATGAGAGTGGACACCTTGAGAACTGGCACCCAATGCAGGTTTTGCGGAGGATTCAATGCTTATAATGTGGAGACAATCAGATGAGAGGCAGGGGTATCCTCGTAGACGAAAAGACATCGACACCGACCCTGCCATAAAATAATAATAAAAAAATATAACAAAAGGGGATCATAAGATCCCCTAATGTATCACTCGCAGTACACTTCACCTTTGTGAGTTAACCAAACTCTATCTGCTTGGTAGACTTCACCATGTCGAGTGTTGAAGTGATCATCACGGTATGGGTTGTAATTAACCCTTACCATCTTCTCATTGCACCCTAAAGTGTTTGCCATGAGAGTGCCATAGCAGTATGCATGAACATACTTTTTGCCCTCTTTGCGAACACGATTCCTACCCTTTTCGTCTACAACGAAGTGGGCATTGTCGAGCACAACATAGTCCCAACGCAACCAGACCCTCCAACCCTTGCCGGGGATCTTACGTTGGATGCTCCAGCAACCATCACGCAGGTTGCGGTAGACCCTGACGGTCTCCTTGTGGAGCACTTCCTCACCGTTCTGATTGCGGAACATCGGTTCGTTGCGACTGGAATCAGTATAAGGCATGGAGTGGGGATCCGGAGACCCCCAGTGGACACTTCAGGCAGTGACCTCCATCCAGTCCTGACCATCCCGTTGGATGATCATCGTCCGCCCATGGGTCTCTGCTGACCAATCCAGAGCGACATCCAGAGCATGGTGCTCACTGGTGAAAAACTCTTTGTCCTGCTCGTCGTAGAGCGGGTGAACAGACCAGGAAACGAATGCCATTGCCTTTGTTGCGACTGAAGACAGTGTAGAGCAGTTTTAGGTCATGCTTAGGACCCGGTGGACACTCCTCAGACCGTCACAGGAGTCAGGATGCCATCCTTCTTCCATTGGGCAATCTGCTTGCCGATGGACTGCTTCTCTTCGGCATTGCCGTCGATGCTGTTTTCGACGCAGAACGCCTCGATCATGAAGGAATCACCCGTCTCAAAGTCATAAACTTTGTCAGGGTTGGAGCGGTAGGTGACTTTAACATCACCGTTGCCATTCTCACACTCAACGGAGTAGATGGCAGTGGAGTCGAACTTGAAGAGCATTTGTGCCTCTTGTGGTGTACTTGTGAATGATAGGACAGAATGGGGAGGGCGTCAACCCCCCTGGAACAACAATCCGATTTTGTGACGGATGCTGTCGGCAAGGTCTGCCTGCTCGTCACCATAATCGGAAAAATCACCCATCGCTTGGTCGATGGCGTCCCACTCCTCCTCAGTGAACAGTTGACGGTAGACCTTGATGGACAGATCGGAAGTCATGAGAACCTTGGTGAACAAATTTAATGTTAAGAGGGCACGGTGATTGTTTTTACCTCAACCGCATGTCCCCGCTTCTAATTGTCGGGGTGGTTGAGAACCGTCTTTGCTTCTTCCCTCTCAACAATGTTATTATTGCAGGGATCTCATGAGAACACAAGACCCCTTGTGCCAGTTCTCAAAGTGTCACGCAGACATCTTGATGAACTGTTCCACGATGCCATAAACATCATCAGAACCGATGAATGTGCCATCTTTCTTATAATAAGAAGTGCCGCATTCAACACCCATACGTGAATCAATTGTTGCGGAATTGATTTCCATAATTTCGGAAATCATCACATCATTCAATACTTGATCAATCAACCAATCATGAACAGATGTATTCTGTTCTTCTGAATCTACAGT